TGGAGCACGCCAGAGACAAGGGCAACGCGACCATCGACACGGACCTCCTGCTCGACGTGCTCGGCTTGGAGTCGTGACTCGCGCCGCCTGACCCCACCAACGCCGAAGGCCCCGATCCGCCGTCCGGACCGGGGCCTTCGCGCTGCACCCTCAACTGCCGTTTGCCGCCGCCTGTCGCCGCTGCCACCACCGGTATCCGGCCCGCGGCGCCTCCCAGTAGACGGCCCGCAGAATCCAATACCCGGCGTACAGCATCCACCACATCGCCTTGAACATGCCGACCATCGCGGCGATACACAGGCCGAAGAACCCGGACGTAGCGCGCCCCGGCGACGCCGACACACTGAGCGGGCCAATCCCGCCCGACAAGCGGACACCCATAACGAACCCCCCAACACGCGATGCGGGCCCCGCCGCACGGTGCCGGGATGCTACCGCCGCCCGCATGCGTGAGGCCCCGGAGCCGCCAAGCCCGGGGCCTCACCCGTCCGCCACCCTCAGCGGTTCTTGCGCCCCCGCGACTGCCGCGTCCGGCTCGCCTTTCGGGACATGGCGCTGCGCTCGACGTGCGTGCGGCCCGCGTTCGAGATACGGGCGGCCTTCGACTTCGACGCACCCTTGCGTCGCAATGCGCGATAAACGGCGAAGCGCGTCCGGTACACAAATCCGGCGCGGCCGCCCTTGCTGGAGACCAAGCCCGCCACCTCCGAACGCTCGAATCGAAGCCTGATGCATCCTCTAGCCTACGATTCAAAGGTACAGGCGAAGGAGGAAGGCCACCATGCCCAACCCGAACGGCACCCCATACAACCCCGCCGACAATCCTCGCAACACCAGCAACGGCCGCTTCCTCCGCAACCCCGAAACCGTCACCCGCGACGCAGAAGCCGCCCGCCTCCGCTCCCAAGGCCGCACCTACCAGCAGATCGCCGAGCAGCTCGGCTTCAACCACCGCCGCGAAGCACAGAGCGCCGTCGACCGCGCCCTCGCCGAAATCATCCGCGAACCCGCCGAAGCCGTCCTCCACTTCGAACTCGAACGCCTCGACGCCGAACTCCGCCGCCTCGACACCCTCGAAACCGCCGCCCGCGAGGTGCTGGCCGCCGACCACATCATGGTCAACAACGGGCGCGTCATCCAACACCCCGGCACCGACGAGCCGATGCAGGACCACGCACCCCGCCTCCAAGCCATCGACCGCCTCGTAAAAATCGAAGACGCGCGCCGGCGCAACGGTGAACGCAGAGCCAAGCTCACCGGCATCGAAGCCGCCGTGAAGGTCGACGCCACCGTCCACGAAGTCACCCAGGAAGACATCGAGCTCGCCGAACTCGTGCGTGAGGCTCAGGCGAAGAACGCCGCATTGGAAAAGCACATTCGAGACGGGGCAGAGGGCTAATCACTCGTGGGTGCGGTCACGTCGGAACGGTATATAGCCCTCGGGGGGCGTCCCCTGGTGTGGGCAGACCCCCACCAAGTGTTTCGCTGCGTTGCAGTTCCAGCACAGGACTTGGAACCCGCTGGGAAACTTGTGCTTGATCAGCCACCAGTAGATCGAGCTGGCCCCTTTGACCTCGCGCCGGTGTTCCGCACCGTTGTTGGCGATGTGGTCCATGGTGAGGAACGCGAGGGTTCCCTCACCGCAACAAGCGCACGTGCCCCCGTACTCCGCGATGACACGCGCCTTGCGGGCCGCGGATCGGACGCGCTGCTGCGAACGCTTCCTATCGGCGTTCTCGACGTAGTAGACGCGATGTCTACTCCTGCTCTCCTCGATGTTCGCGTGATATGCGGCGCGCTTGCTGGCCCGGATCTTGTCGCGATTGGCGGCACGGTACTCGGCCTGCTGTGCGCGTTGCTGGTCCGCAGTCTTCGTCCGGTATGCCTTCTGGTATTCGGCCATGCATGGCTTGCACCACGTGGCGTATCCGCTGCTCGCCTTTCGGTTCTTGCTGAACTTCTCCAGCGAGAGCGTGCTCTTGCAGCGCGTGCAGACCTTCATTCCCATGAGGCAAGCGTACCTACTAGGCATGAAAATGAGGGGAGTTGGAAGCGTGCCGACTAGCTACCTCCACACCCCCGACGGGCGGCCCTACGATGCGGGCACATTCGACCTCGGCGCCTACGTGGCCAGCATCGACCCCCGGCTCCTCGGCACCCCCGATGGCCGACGCGCGCTCACCCGCCTCGACCCGCTGTTGTGGGGCGCTCTCTACGTGCCCCACCTCCTGAAGGGCCACGACGGTCGGATCACCTTCGGCGATGTCCACCTCCAGATCTACCGCGACGCCCTGGAGCTCGTCCGGGACCCGGGGCCGAAGGAATCGCGGCGCGCATACGTCGCACCCCGAGGGTCGGGTAAGAGCACGACCCTCTTTCTCGTGGTGCCGCTCTGGGCTGCCTGCCACGGCTGGGTGAAGTTCGTCGCCGCCTTCAGTAGCTCCGCCACCCAGTCACAGGACCATCTGGCCGGCCTGCGCCGAGAACTCCAGGCAAACAAACTCCTGCGCACCGACTACCCGGACCTCTGTGAGGCTGCCCGGAAGAAGAACGGCACGCCCGTCGCGGATTCGCAGTCGATGCTGTTCACGGCTTCGGGATTCGCATTTGCGGCTCGCGGCGTGGACACGGAAGTTCTTGGCCTCGTCGACCCTGAGAACCGGCGCCCCGACATGCTGCTCCTCGATGACATCGAGGGCGAGGAAGGCGCCGGATACTCCCTGTATCAGGCGAAGAAGCGGCTCACGACTCTGATCGACGGCATCCTGCCCATGAACGACCGGGCGCACGTCCGCCTCGTCGGCACCGTGAATCTCCCTGGGGGAATCCTCGACAGGCTCACCAAGAGCGTGACCGAGGTGGGCGATCCGGACCGGTGGATCACCGAGGAGCGGTTCCAGGTGACGTACTTCCCGCCGCTGGTGCGCCTCGACGACGGCAGCCAGCGGTCCCTGTGGCCTGGCCGTTGGAGCACCGAATACCTGGAGTCGATCGCCGCGACTCGCGCTTACGCGAAGACGTTCGCGAACAAGCCGGTGCCGGAGGATGCGGAGTACTGGTCGCCGGACGACTTCACCTACGAGCAGTTGCCAGTCGCGCGGGAGTTGCTGTCGATCGACGGTGCGGTCACGACGAAGAAGTCCTCCGACTTCACTGGCCTGTCCGTCATCGGCTGGTCCCCGGGCGCCACGCCGACGACGGGCCGCTGCCTGGTCCGGCACGCTGAGCGGGTCAAGCTCCAGGGCGCTGCGCTGCGGGAGCGGGTCTTTCAGCTCCTCGACTCGTTCCCGGAGATCGGCGCCGTCCTCGTCGAGACGAACCAGGGCGGCGACATGTGGCGCGAGGTACTTCACGAGCTGCCCGTGCGGCTGCTGACGGTGCATAACACGGAGCCGAAGACGGTGCGCGCTGGTCGGCTGCTGAACCTGTATCAGATGGTGCCTCCGCGCGTGGTCCACGAGAAGCGGCTGTTGGACCTGGAGGACGAGATGGTGGCGTTCCCGAAAGGCCTCAACGACGACCTCGTGGACAGCGTTGGGAACGGGGTCCTGCGTTTCCTTCGGCCGCCGAAGAAGAGTCCGCCGCCAAGCGCGAAGCGCGCCAGCTACGTCTGATCCTGCGATCCATTGGCCGCATCACCCTCGTGGGGGCACATCCAGTTGTTGGATAGTGGCGCTATCCTTCGATTCAAAGGTCACGGCTGGGAGGTCGCATTGGAAGACGACGTGAACGTCGACCCCCGCGCCGACCTCATGTTCGGCATCGAGGAACTCACTGACGCACGCCCCCGCTACGACCAGGCGCAGACCTACTACGACGGCAAGGTTCCCGAGGTTTTCACCAGCGTCCGTCTGCGCCGTGCCCTCGCCGCCCACAACATCGACTTCGACCTGAATTTTGCGAAGACCCCGGTCAACGCGGTCACGAACCGGCTGAAGATCGCATCCATTACCAGCCCTGACGAGCAGACGAACACCCTCATCTCCCAGATCTGGCAGGACAACCAGCTCAACTTGGAGATGAAGAACCTGTTCCGCCGGGCCGGCGAGTACGGCGACGCCTACCTGATGGTGCTGCCCGTCGAGGACGACAAGGGCAACGTGCTGCGGGTCGAGATGTTCTACAACTCGCCGCAGACGGTCCGCGTGATCTACGACGAGGAGAACCCGCGCCGTAAGGCGTTCACGATCAAGAAGTGGCGTGACGGGCCGTTCCTGCGGGCCGAGTTGTACTACGACGACCGCACCGAACGCTGGACCACCAGCCAGAACTCCACCGGAGAGAAGGCTGCCGACTGGCTGCACTGGCCCGCCGCCGAAGAGGACCCCGAGTCGTGGCTGATCGAGCACGACTGGGGCGAGCAGCCCGTCTTCCACTTCCGCACCGACCGCCCCTACGGCGTACCCGAGCACTTCGGGGCCTACGGGCCGCAGAACGCCATCACCAAACTCCAGGCCACCCACATGGGCACGGTCGACTACCAGGGCGCACCCCAGCGGTACGCGCTCACCGAGACCGCCACCACCGACACCAGCGACTTGGAGCCCGGCGACTTCGACGACGAGGACTGGCCGCGCAACGACAACGGTGTAGGCCCCTCCGACAGCGGCGACGACTCCAGCCTGAAGGCCGGACCGGGTGAGATGTGGCTGCTGCGCGGCTACAAGTCCGTCGGCCAGTTCGATGCAGCGAACCCGGACGTGTTCCTCGACCCGATCAACTTCAACGTCCGCGCGATGGCGCAGATCACCGACACGCCGCTCCGCATGTTCGACCCCCAATCCTCCAGTCAGCGGTCCGGGGTCTCCTTCCAGGAGGAAGACAGCCCCTTCATCAGCAAGATCGAGGACCGTCAGACCGGCTACGGCGCCGAAGCCCACGCCGCGTTCGTGTTCGCCCTGCGCCGCCTCGGCATCGCAGACCCGGTCGTCACCGTCGACTGGGTACCCGCCCGCTCCGTCACCGACGCCCAAGGCTGGCAGACCGTCGAAGCGAAAATCCGGGCCGGAGTCCCGCGCCGCCAGGCGTTGATGGAGGCCGGATACCGGGCTGAGCAGGTCGACGCCTGGCTCACGGGCACCGATGATGCGGAGCTTCAGCGCCGCGTTGATGTCCTCGCCTCCCTGGCCGACAGTGCGCAGAAGCTCGGCGCAGCCCAGGCCCTCGGCGTCATCACCAGCGATCAGGTGACCGCGCTCATGTCCGGTGCGATCGACGACCTTGAGGCGCTCGCGCAGGCGCAGGAGACCAGCTGATGCCGTACAGCAGCGACGACCTGTTCCGCCTCGTCCAGGACGAGCACACCCGCCAGGTCATCGACCTGGAAAAGCGTATCGGGACTGCCGCGGTCGGCGACAGCGACCGCCTGTTCGCTGAGCTGATCCGCCGCACCCTGGCCGCATGGACGCACACATTCGGCGGACCCGACCAGGCAGCAACCGCCAGCGACCTGCTGCGCCGCATCCTCGCCGCCGCCCGGGCTGCGATCCGCCGCATCCTCGACGCCCTCGCCCCCCGCGCCACCGCAGCCCTGGAAGGCGCGCTGGGTGAAGCTCTCACTCTCGGCGCCCGGCAAGGCATTGAGTTCGCGCGCGCCGCATCCGGCCGGCGTCGGCCCACGCCGAAGCTCACCCCCGGCCGCAGGCTGCGCGAGGAGGCCCGTCGCCTCGTCGACTTGGTTGTGCAGCGCCGGGACCGGGCCCTGTTCCTTCTGCATCCGGACCGTGTGACCCGGTGGACGCACCTCCTGACCGGCCTGGCCGCCGGCCGCGCCGCCGTATCAGTGACCCACGGCTACATCGCCTGGACCGTGGGCGTGGCCGTCAACGAGGGCCTGGACACCGTGACCCGCGCGGTGAAGGGGGTGCGGCTGTGGGTGTCCGAGGCGGACGCCTGCGTTCGCTGCCTCGCCTACACCGGCCGCGCCGCTCCTGTCGGTGAGCCGTTCCCGGGCGGCCTGTCGTGGGATCCCCGGCAGCGCCGCACGTCGGCGCCCGCCGTTGACGGGCCGCCCCTTCACGGTCATTGCCGTTGCCGCACCGTGCCCTGGCGCGAGGCGTGGACTACTACCGGTACGCCGTTCCCGCTCGCGTTGCAGAGGGAGGCGCACCGGTCGATCGCCTACGGCGCCGCGCGCCCGTCGGAGTCTCGTGCGGCCCGGCTGCGTGCGGTGCGGGAACTCCTGCGCACCGAACCCGACCTGCTGCCCGCTGTTGAAGCCCGCGCCCGTACCGCACTCCGCACCGGCCAGTTCGCGACTGCCGCATGACCTCTACAGAGAGCCAAGCCATGCCCAAGTTCCGCAAGAAGCCCGTAGAGATCGAAGCCGTCCAGTTCGCTGGCGGCAACAGCGTTCAGGTGGCGCAGTTCATCACTGAAGGCGGCGGCAGCTTCCGCGCCGACACGCACCCGAGGAATGGCGCGCGAGACGTCTTCTACATCCACACCCTCGAAGGCGAGATGCGCGCCGTCGATGGTGACTGGATCATCCGTGGGGTGCAGGGCGAGTTCTACCCCTGCAAGCCAGACATCTTCGCCGCCACCTACGAGCCTGTCGACGCCTGAGGCGCTCGCGTAGACCCGGCGCCCGTGACGGGCCGCCGCCAACCCCCGTGATGGGAGAACACCATGGGCATCCACACCGACATCGACCAGCCGCTCGGCATCAGCGTGCCGCCCGGCACGATCCTCGGCTACCGCGCCGACGGCCGCCCCATCCACGTCATCGCCGGCGGCGCCGAGACCGACGAAGAGCCCGACGTCGAAGTCCCGGACGAGGAGCCCGAGCCCGACGAGGACGTCGAGCCGGAACCGAAGCCCAAGCCGGGCGCTCCGAAACCCGCCGAGCCGAAGCCCACCGACGAGGAGTACGTCCCGCCATCGCGCGAGGAGTGGGAGCGGGTCCGCCGCACCATGGCCGCACGCAAGCAGGAAAAGCTCGACGTGCAGCGGCAACTGAACGAACTCCGCGACAAGTACAAGGACCAGGAGACCGAGACGGAGAAGGCGGTCCGGGCGGCTGAGGAGAAGGCCGAGGCCCGCTACAAGCCGATAGCAGTCCGCAAGGCCGTCCGCTCCGCGCTCGTCGAGGCCGGGGCGACCGCAGCGACGGACGGCGACAAGGAGAAGACCGAGGCGCGTATCGCCCGACTGATGAAGCTGATCGACGTTGGCGACCTGAGCATCGACGACGACGGCGAAGTCCTCGGTGTCGACGAGCAGATCGACGGCCTGCGCGCCGACTACCCGGAACTCTTCGAGCCTGCCGCGAAGAAGGCGAAGGTGCGGCCGACGGGTGCGCCGAAGTCTGCCGCCCCGGAGAAGCCGAAGTCGACGGCGGAAAGGCATGCCGCGAAGATCCTTGGCCGGGCTTGACACTCGAAGGTATATTCATCGCCAGGTGAATTGTTTCGGTGATCGGAACAGGCCACCGCCCTTGCTTGCGAAGGCGCCCGTGATGGGGCCCGAGCCTCAACTCGCTTCCCCATCACGCCGCCCTAAGGAGGGCAGTAGCCATCGCACGCAATACGTTGGAAGCCTGGATTCCCGAAGAGTGGGACTCCAGCCGCGTCATCCAGTCCATGCTCCAGGTGTCCGCCGTCGAGTCCCTCGCGGCCCGCATCCCCATGGGATCCGACACCAAGCACGTCCCGAGGACAGCCGGCATGGGCGTCGACGTCGTCGCCAAGGGCGGCGCCTACGGCGAGGACACCAGCCTCAACGACGAAGTACTCCTCTCCGCGATCAAGTTCGGCAAGGCCGCGAGGATCGCTGAGGAGGACATCGACGACTCGGTGGCCAACGTCATCGAGGCGAAGATGATCGGCTGGGGCAAGTCCTACGCCAAGATGATCGACAACGCGTCCCTTGCCGTGTCTGCCGCGTCCAACGGCACGACGGTCCCGTTCACCAGCCTCTATCAGCTGCTGAACACCACGGACGCCACGCTCTCCTACACGGGCGGCGCGAACATCACCACCGCCGCGTCCACGGGCGCCCCGACCTACGGCGAGTTCTCCACCGCCATGGGCAACGTCGAGGGCGGCGACTACTTCGACCCCAGCAGCATGGTCGCGATCGCCCACCCCGCGTTCCGCAAGAGCCTCCGCGGCGTCGTCGACGGCCAGTCCCGCCCGATCTTCAACGAGAACGGCGCCGGAACCCCCGACACCATCTTCAACGTCCCGGTCCGCTGGTCCCTCGGTGCGAAGGTCTCCGCGACCGCCACACCCAGCCCCACCGGCCGTCCGATCATGGCGTTCGTCAACCCGGAGCTCATGCTGCTGGGGATCCGCTCCGGCCCGGAGTCCGTGTTCATCGACGGACGCGACGGCCTGTCCGCGCTCACCGACGAGTCGATCCTGAAGATGCGCGCCCGCCGCGGCTGGGCCTACGGCCACCCGGG